AGACCGAGGAAATCGCGCTCAATGGCACGACACTCGTCGCTGGCCAGAAGGCTTTCAAGACCATCACGAGTGTGATCGTGTCTGCCGCGCTGACTGGCAACCTCACGGTTGGCAACGAAGACGTTTTCGGTCTGCCTTATCGCGTGACCGATGCTGGCTATCTCTTCCGCGTTGGTTGGGCTGGCGCTCTCGCGCAGGATGCCGGCACGTTCGTGGCTGCCGACACGGCAACTGCAACTGCTACGACTGGCGATGTGCGCGGCACCTACGCTCCGTCTTCCGCTGCAAACGGCACCCGCCGCCTCGTGATCGGCATTGCCCTCACTGGCGCGCAGGCTGGCCCCAATGCCACGCAGACGGCCGCTATTGGCGTCGTCCCCGCCTAATAAGCAAGGGGGCCTTGTGCCCCCTCACTTTTCTTTAGGAGGGCCAGATGGCTGATGCTGTTACGACCCAGACCCTGCTCGATGGCGAGCGTCTGGTGATTATCAAATTTACGAACGTCTCTGATGGAACGGGCGAAAGCGCCGTGACAAAGATTGACGTGAGCACGCTGTCGTCTAATCCGAACGGCGATGCCTGCACGGGTGTGAAGATCAACAAGATCTGGTCCACCACAACCGGCATGGCAGTGAACATTCTATGGGATGCGACAACTGACGTGCTTGCGTGGACGATCCCGCAGGACACCAACTATTACATGTGCTTCGGCGAGCATCTTGGGGGCATCCCTAACAATGCTGGCGCAGGCAAGACTGGCGATGTCGCATTCTCAACGATTGGTGCAGCCGCTGGCGACAGCTACAGCATCATTCTTGAATGCATCAAAACCTACGGGTGATGTCATGGCGCGTTGGTGCATGGCAAAGGGTGGTGCAACCCCCGTCTACAAGACAGGCGGTGCTTGGACGCGCGCTGAAGGGAAAAACCCTGAAGGCGGCTTGAACGAGAAGGGGCGTGCGTCCCTTCGCGCTCAAGGGCAAGACATCAAGCGCCCTGTCTCCGCGAAAGAAGCAGCAAAAAGCCCGACGGCCGCAGGTCGCCGCAGTTCATTCTGTAGCCGGATGAAAGGCATGAAGGCGAAGCTGACGTCTGCTGAAACTGCACGCGATCCGAACAGCCGCATCAACAAAGCACTGAGAAAGTGGGACTGCTGATGACAAAGGGGCCACGATACGGAGAGTTCGTTTTCCCTGTATTTGCCAGTGGCGGTCAGGTGAAATCAAAAGTCAACGAGGCTGGCAATTACACAAAACCCGGCATGCGTAAGGCTTTGTTCAGCCGTATCAAGGCTGCGAACGTGCAAGGCACAGCCGCTGGCCAGTGGAGTGCTCGGAAGGCGCAGCTTCTCGCCAAGAAGTACAAAGAGAAAGGCGGAGGCTACAAATGAGAGATCCGCAAAAATCTTTGCAGGCTTGGGGCGAGCAGAACTGGCGCACGAAGTCAGGCAAGCCGTCGTCTGAAACTGGTGAACGCTATTTGCCAGAAGCTGCCATCAAGTCTTTGTCTTCTGCCGAATATGCTGCAACCACTCGTGCTAAACGAGAAGGCAAGAAGGCTGGCAAACAATTCGTGCCGCAACCTAAGAAAATTGCGGCGAAAGTGAAATCATATCGACAGAAGGGCTTCTGACATGGCCGTCAAATATGTGAAGGATTTCGACTTCTCCAAAGGCACTGCCTCGTGCAACTACGCCAAAGGCGGCTCTGCAAAGAAGCCGGCTGGCATGATGATCGTCATCGGCGTCGGCAAGCCGAAAGGCCCGATGCGCAAAGCTGAAGGCGGCTCGATCAGCGACAGTGATCGTCGCATGATGGAGCAGATGGCTGGTGATGCGAATGCATACACCGAAGCCCAGCAGATGATGGGACAAGGCGCCATTACCGACGCCGAACGCCGCGCAATGAAAGCTGCCGCTGCAAAGAAATCTCCGCCTGCCAAGAAGGGCTCTCCCTACATCCCCGGCACGAACGTGAAGGCTGGCGATCTGTACACGAAGGAAGAGCTTGAGCGTCTTGAGCGTGGCTACAAGAAGGGCGGCAAGGTCGCCAAGGTCATGCGCGAATTCGACGAAGGCAAGCTGCATTCCGGTTCAAAGGAAGGCCCGAAGGTCACCAGCCGCAAGCAGGCTGTTGCGATTGCTCTCAGCGAAGCTGGCAAGAGCAAGATGAAGAAGGCCAAGGGCGGCATGGCAAAGCACGAAGATGAGGCCATGGACAAGGCCCTCATCAAAAAGATGGTGAAGCCCGGTGTGCTGAAAAAAGCCATGGGTGGCATGGCCATGGGCAGCATGGGAAAAGCAAACCCATACGCAATGGGTCCGGGCGGCCGCGAGTATGAATCTGCGATGGACATGCAGTCAAATCGGATGCCCGTCCCGCAGCGTGGCGCTCCTCCTGCACCTATGCCTGTCCCGCAACGTGCTGCTCCTGCCCCCATGCCTGCCCCGCAGCGTGGTGCTGCTCCCATGCGCCCTGCTTCCGGGCCCATGCCTACCCCGCTGCGTGGTGCTCCTCCGCGCCCTGCCCCGGCCCCGCCTGCTCCTATGATGGGTGGCAGGAAGTCTTTGACAGACCCTATAAGCGGCCGCGCAACAGGATTGGGTCCACTTGTACAAGAGCCGCCTCGTCCTGCTGCCGCCCCGCCCGCTCCTCCTATGAGGCGTGCAGAAGGCGGCATGGCATCTATCAAGTCGCCGCTGCAGCGCATGTCGCGCGCCAAGGGCGTCCCGGTTGCTTCTGAAATGCCGATGATCGAATCCAAGTCGTCTGGCCCGAAGAGCATTGGCGTCAATGCCAAGCGCCCCGGTGGCCCGAACGTCGGCGCAATCCGCGCAGCCATGGCTCGTGCAGCCTCGAAGGCAGTGCCGGAAAATGCGCCGTCGATGATGAAAAAGGGCGGAAAGGTTAAGTAATGGCCGTCTCTGGGACCGTATCCACAACTGTCTTTAAGACCCGGAAGGTGATCGACCACGCCTACCGGCGCTGTCGGATCCTGCCCCAGAGCATCACTTCCGAGATGATCGAAACTGCAAAAGACAACCTCTTCTTGCAGCTTTCATCGCTCGGAAGTCAGGGCGTCCCTCTGTGGTGCATTGAGCGTGAAATCCTGCCGCTTTACCTCGGTCAAGCAGTCATCACGCCTTCGCTCGGCACGATGGACATCCTGAACGCCAATTACCGCTGGCTGTCGCGCCAAAACGGCCCCGTGCAGTATAGCGCGCCCGGTGGCATTCCTTCATTTGCGTTTGACGGCGATCTCGACACGTCGTGCGCCCAGACGGGCACAAATGGCAACATCGAAATCGCCTACATCGGCGCAGATCCGATCAACGATCCGCAATCGCAGGTGCAGGTCACGACCGTCGGCGTCATGATGGCCACGACTGGCTCGTTCAACATCGTGTTTGAATGGTCAAACGACGGCGCGACGTGGACAACCGCGCTTGCGCCGGGTGTCACAGCCTACGTTGCTGGCAAATGGCAGTGGTACGACCTCGACGGGCAGCAGCCGGTCAATTATTTCCGTATGCGCGAGACGGGCGGCAACACGCTGAACGTCGTTGAGTTCTATGCGGCCAATAATCCGACTGAAATTCCGCTCGCGCGCATGAATCGCGACGATTGGACGAACCTGCCGAACAAGACGTTCCAAGGGCGCCCTCTCCAATACTGGTTTGACCGCCGCCGTGACCTCCCGACCATGAATATTTGGCCTGTGACGGACACGACCAACATGTTTGGCCAGTTCATCATCTGGAAACAGCGGTACATCATGGATGTCGGCACGCTCACTGAAGAGCTAGACATCCCGCAACGCTGGTATGAATGCGTCGTCTGGCAGCTTTCATGGCGTTTGGCGATGGAAATGCCCGAATTCGACATGAATTTGCTTGGCGTGATCAAAGCCACAGCCGATGAGGCCTTGAAGGTTGCGCAAGACGAAGAACGCGATAATAGTCCGATCTACTTCGCCCCGAACATCAGCCCGTACACGAGGTAGACATGGGTATCTTTCTCGATCCTCGCGGCAAATCGACTTTTGGCATCGGGATTTGCGCTCGGTGCTCAAGGAAGATGTCGCTTGAGGATTTGGAATCGGACCCAAACTACCCCGGCCTTTATGTGTGCTCGGTCGATAAGGATCAGTTTGACCCGTATCGCCTCGCAGCCCGCCAGCCGGAGCGCATCAATCTGTTCCATCCGCGCCCCGACACCAATATCGCGCTGAATATGCTTGGCACGATCTCTCAGGACGATGATCTCTTCATCATCAACGATGATGGCGATGGATATCTGGTGCCATGACGAACAATCCGCGCGTCCCTACCAACCTTATTCCGACGAAGATCACGCAGCTTCCGCTTGCTGACGCGCCGACGGCTGCCGATTCAACGATTGTCGTTCAAAACGGCATCACCAAACGCGCCACGTTTGGCCAGTTCCTGCAATACATTGGCCCAACTGGTCCCACAGGCCCTCAAGGGCCGACAGGATCGCAAGGGCCTGCTGGCCCGACAGGTCCGCAGGGCGCCGCTGGCCCAACTGGCCCCACAGGCGACATCGGCCCCACTGGGCCTACTGGACCTACCGGGCCTACGGGGCCTACGGGGCCTACGGGACCGACTGGCGCCGATTCAACCGTGCCCGGCCCTACTGGCCCAACTGGACCGACTGGGCCGACCGGCGATCAAGGCATTCAAGGCGTCACTGGACCTACGGGGCCTACTGGGCCGACGGGTGTGCAAGGCGTCACGGGGCCGACCGGGCCAACCGGGCCTACTGGACCTACGGGAACGCAGGGCGTCACTGGCCCTACTGGGCCTACAGGGCCTACGGGGCCTACCGGGCCGCAGGGCGACATTGGCCCCACGGGGCCGACTGGACCCACTGGACCGACAGGGCCTACGGGTGATCAGGGCATTCAGGGCGTCACTGGACCGACCGGACCTACGGGGCCGACCGGACCCACAGGCGCGTCTTCAACCGTGCCCGGACCTACGGGGCCGACTGGACCCACAGGCCCGACCGGGCCAACCGGGCCTACGGGCGCGACCGGCGCAACGGGCGCGGGCGGTGCGTTGGGCTATTGGGG